TCTATTTTAAACTCCTGTCTATATTTGTCTTTAGTCTTCATTTTATCAATAGCCCAATTAATACCAGTAGCACCTCCCCAGGCATCCCACATAATACCCCCGCAGCCCTCACTATAAGGAACGTCTTTATTTTGTTGATGTCTTTTGAAACTAGCCATTCTTCCTATTGTCTCCCAGCTTATATTCTCTTTGTTAGCTAGTTGTCTGGCTCTGGTCCATCCTACTCTAGTGCCGCAGTCTATATTATTCTCTTCTTTGTATTCTATAGCTTTCTTTGCGTTGTTAGATGCTGACTCCGGATAGTCGTTAAAAGTCTCTTCAAATTGTTGTTTTTTAAACGCTAGCCACTCTGACTCTATAGCTGGTGAGTCTACCAAAGCTATATAATCTACTCCAGACTCGTCTTCCTCATCTATAATTAATTCTAATAATTCACTGTTTTTCATAATATTTATTTTTTAATTTCCTCCAAATGTTGATTGTCCTTGAATTACTGCTACCTGGTTTTGGGTTGCTGTTATATCCGTCTCCGTTACAAATACCTGGTTTTGTTGTTGAGGCACTAGCATAGAAGTGTTTGCCGGGTCTATAATAGGAGCGTCACCACCTCCACCAGTTCCAATACTAGGAGTACCTCCGTTAGGAGCAGTAGTAGGAGGAGCACCCCCTTGGAATTTTTGTTTTCTAATATTGTTAACATTAGCAATACCAGCGGCTATGGCCAGACCAGCCATCACTGCCGGATAACCTGGAAATAGTGTAGTAAGGGGGTTAGCCGCAGCACTGGCGAAAGCAGCGTTTGCTCCTTGAAATGTCTGGATTGTAGCTTGTGCTATTTGTAGTTTTTTATTAATCTCAAAAGCTCTTTTTTGTTGTTTCTCATTATCCCCAGCAAAAGAAGTATTTAAGGCTATTAGTGCTCCTATACCGTCAGATGCTAATTGTAGCTTAGAGTCTTCTATCTGTCTCTGTCTTGCTACCTCTTCATCTGCATACCTTTTCTTAATTTCATTTAATTCACTTTGCTGAGCCTCTTCTAGTACAGCGGTATCTTCACCGTTTATTTTAGCTAATTCTAATAAATTAAAATACTTATCACTAACGGCGTTAATCTCTTGCTGTTCCTTACTTAAATTTCTATTAAAATATTCGTTTTCTAACTCTTCCTTAGCTAGTAAAAACTCTACTTCTCTTTGTGCGTCTTCCTGCTCTTGTGTTATTTTATTTAATCTGTCTTGATTGTTTTTAGCTGTTTTTTTATCTTTTGATTTTTGCCCTCTTTCTTCAAAGTCTTTAATAATTTTTTCTATAGCTAATTGAGTGTTGAACTCAGCTAATTCTTTTTGACTTTTTGTAAAGTTAGAAGTCTTAATTAAGTGTTGTAATTTAAAATTTTCAACATCTATAAAGTCTTGCAAGCTCTCAGCGTTTGCTGTTTTAGTTGCTACTAATAAGTCAAAAGCCGCTTTTTTCTCAGCTTCATTTCTTTTTTTCTTTTTTTCTAATCTTTCCGCCTCTTCTTTATCTGCCTTAGCTTGTGCCTCTGCAATTTCTTTGTCTATTTCTAAAGTAGTTTGTAGTTTATTATCTAGTAACTTTATTTCTAATGCATTATTAGCGGCTATTCTATTTATTCTAGCCTCTTCTAACTGCTCTTTAATTAAAGAAGCTTTCTCTTCATTATCTTTATTTTTATCTAATAAATTTTTAAGTCTTTTTTCTTCTATTCCAAAATTTGCTAATTTTTGCCTTAGAGCGTTTGTCTCTATTTCTCTTAATTCGTCAGCGTTTGCTTTTCTAATTCTAGCATTTAATAACTCTTTTTTAGTTGCTATGTCAATTTCATTATTTAATTTAGTTATTTCTGCTCTATATCCTTTTAAAGTTTCTGTTAAGTCTGCTAATTCCTTTTCTAATTCGTCTGAATTATCTAGCCAGTCCATAGTCATAGAAACTACTTCACCTAAGACAGCAACTAGAATACCAATTCCAGAAGCCATAATAGCACCTTTTAAAACTTTAAAACTTCTAGAAGTACCCTTAACAGTAATTCCTAATAATTTCATAGCAGTATTAGCTAAATAAGTTGCCGCAGTATTAGCCTTAGTTATAATAGTATTTGCTACAGTACTATTATTTAATAGTTTCATCATAGACTGAGTTCCCTCTATAGCACCTTTAAACGCCATTGAGATTCCTATAGCCTTTTGAATATTAGCCATAGTCTCCTCTACAGCACCTCCGCCACCACCTAATAAAACAAAAGCTGCGGAAACGTCACCAACAGCTCCAGCTACAGAGCCTAACTCCGAAGCCACCTGCTCATTATCTAAAGCCTCCATAGAAAGCTCAGTGTTTTTAATCTCTCTACTAACTCCAGTGAGTTCTTTCTTTAAGTCCTTAAACGCTTTAGAGCCTAAAGGAACTTTCCTAAGTTCTTCATTTAATCTCTCCGCCTCTTGCTCTAATTGACCTAGTGACTTAGTTGCCCCTTTTGCGTTAATGTCTAATTCTAAAGCTATTTTCTCAGCCATTTGTTAATTGTTAGAAGTTATTAAAAATTCACTACCACTCCATTGTATAGTGACATATTTATAATGAGAGTTTAAAACATAAGTGTTTGCCCCATCTATAGTTGCTCCAATAGTAGAAGCGTCTATAGTTACCGTATTAGAAGAGTTAACTTTTTTAAAGGTCCATATCTTACCAATAGTTATTTCAACGGTTGGTGAAAAGTCCACACTAAAACTACCAGAAGAGGCATTACAAAAATATTGTTGAACGTTTAAACTAGCCTTAGTTAGTCCGCTTATAGTTTGAATAGACCCATTTCCGGCTGTTATTTCATTATTAATATAAGTTATGTTTGAGGCTGTAATTGTTTGACCGTCTGTATTAATTAATTTTACATTTTTGCATCCAGAGTGTATTATATTATTTGAGCCTGTTATTTCAATATTAATTGAATTTGAAAAAACCTTATTAGAGTCTCCAGTTACATTAACAGCTCTAGCACTATTGCTAACATAATTATTTGAACCTGTTACTCTTTGATTTATATTGCCTATAGAATTATTATTTACTAATTGACTATTACCATTAGCAAATAAAGCTGCAGTGTCATCTCCTAACAAAGTTCCTGTTCCTCCATTACCTGCTCCAGTAGTAGGACTAAAAACTGTAGCAAATTTTAATTTTAAAAATTCACATTTAGTAATAGGGTCTATAGGATTATAATTCTCTACTTTATTTAGTCTAAAATATTGACCCTCAAAATAATATTGTTTACTAAAAGAAAGCTCTTTAATCTCTGACGGACTTAAATAAAAATAAGCTGTTACTATCTTACTATTAGTGTTTGTAATTTCCTGTAAAAATTTTAAATAATATTTATTGAATAAAGTATTGTTAGAAAACGTCACCACCTTATCAAATACGTTAGAATAGTATATTTCGTTAGATATACCAAACTCTAATAAAGTGGTCGGACTATATGGGTCGTCATACATTCCAGCATATGGATAAGTAGAATAGTTAGTTTCATTACCATCAGTGTCTATATGAATCCACTGCTGGCCGGTTGCCTTCATACCTCCCCATTGTAAAATCCTAATATTACTTTCCGTTCTTTGTACGCCATTATTTTCATCAAACTTAATAATAGTTGGAATTACTCTGTCATACCAAGACTGCCCTACTGAAGGAGTAGGTGAAAATATTACATTAGTTTTATGTTCATTATTTAGAAACTCATTAGGAATAGTAAAGTCTTCCTGTCCGTAAACCTCTTCCCAGCTGTCAAAATATAATTTATTATAATAGTCTTTGTCTTGCTTATAGCTATATAAATATTCTTTAAAATTTAAAGCTCCCATAGGCTTAGACTCTAAGTCTTTTGACTTATCTATTTTACTAGACCAGTCTATAATATCATTACTATAGAAATCGTCTCTAGGTTCTATAAGTAAACTTTTAGGGTCATTAGGGTCAGGTTGTATATATAAATTAAACATTTTTACAATTGACATAAAAAAGTCTTTTTGCTTAATTTTTCTAGGTGTAACACTATTCATAGGAATATTAGAACCATCTATAATACTTTTATTATTTATTTCCGTTTTTAAATAACCACTTAATAAATTTACTTTATATGAGCCGCCATCAAAAATACCAGTCGTAAAAGCACCGTCATAAAAAAAGCCAATTATTGACCTACTACCTCCAGATGGACCTCCACTAATTGTAAATGACCTACCCATTACTTTAGATGAAATATCTACTTTTACCTTTTCACCTGTCTTTAAATAAATATCATTAGCATTTATATAATATTTATTAAGTATAGAGCTACTATTATCGCTTACAGTAGAAACGCCTATTCTATTAGATATAGTTTCAAAAGAATTTAAAATTGAATATTCACTAGTCCCACTAGCTACAGGTCCTGTTGTTGTTGGGTTTGCTGGTGCTGTAATTGTTTGACCTGGATTAAATACAGATGTGGTTGGATAAGTTAAGGCTGGAATTATTTCGTCTATAGTGTTTAAAAAATTGCCTGCGGAATCATATTTATTTATTTCTATTTTTACTACAATAAATGAGAAAAAAGTATATTGACCAGAAACTGGAGGAGTGGCTGTAGGTGCTGTTATTTCTGGCTGTAATTGTAGCATAGTGTTAAAACTATAAAAACCATCTTTTCCAGCTTGAACTTCAAATACTCCAGTAGTGTTATTGTAAACGTTAGAGACGTCCTTAACTTCATTAGTAAAATTAACTGTAGATGAATTAAAAACATCTGTATAACTCTCACTAGGATTAAAATAAGTATTGCTAGTGTTTTGTATTTGCGGTGTGTTTACTTCAAAAATTCTACTATTTACGTCTGACTCTGATAATTTAAAATCTTTAGCACCAAAAGGAATAATTAAAGTATTGAAAAAATCACTAGTTAAAAAATTAGAAGTGTAACTATATCCAATAGAATTAAATATTAAATCTAAATATTTTTTTGTTTTTACAGCTGGATAAAAAGAACCTACTGGCCAATTTTCAACACCTTGCAAAGTGCCATAATTAGTATTATAGTTAATCATTGGATAGACATAATCTGTAGTAAGTGGATAATTCCAAGTAGCTGATTGATTAGCCTTAGTGTAGTTATGATTTAAAGAACTTAGGTCTAGGTCTGTTAATTCAGCGTTTTGTAATTCAGCTATGAAGTTTCCTACCCTACCTATTATAATACAATTGTAAACTATAAAACCGTCTTTATTTTTAATAGCTTTTAATTGTAAGTAACCATCTATTTGGACCTCACCATCTACTAAGTATATTACGTCAGTCTTTAGATTAGGATTAAAAGTTTGTAGGTCAGTGTCTAAGTCAAATATGTGTTCAAATATCTTATTTAGTTTTTTACTAGCTGGGAGCTCTATAGTCTTAGAGTGATCCGCTTTCCTAGTGTCTGGCTTTGCTATGTCCGCAATATTAAAAGTTAAATTAGGATTTAAAGACCCTATTAACTCTACGCTTTCTCCGTTTATATATAACTCTTCTTTTATCATTATCCGCTACAGCTTTCACAATTATCGTCATCAATATTACAGGTCCTTTCTGGAACTGGCATTTTTTCTAATTCCCTTAACATTTTCTCGAATTCAGTTTCTTTATTATCCATCTTTAAAATCTTTGTCTATTGTTATCCATACTGAACTCTAAGTCTACTACTAGATTAAATATTTTGTCTGTATTGCTTACTTTCTCTTCCCAGTTTCCCTCTATATTTTTTATAGGTAGTCTTCTTATTTCAGTACTTCCAGACGGAGCTGTATAAGTGTCTAACATATAAACCTCTGGACTTTCTATAAGTTCTAAAAGCCAGTTAAAAGTCTCAGCGTTAATCCAGTCAGAGTTAAGTTTCATCTTACTTTTAGATGAGGTATAATATTGAACTTTCTCTCTATTTGTAATAGAATAGTCAATAGCACCTGTAGAGGTGTTTAAGTCGCTAGGATTAGCTTTGAAAAACTTTCTGTCTATTTCCTCACTATGCTTAGACACCTTAGTAAAATTAAAATAATCAAACCCTCCTAAACTATTTAAAAATTCTAGTCTTCTAGTTTCGTATCTACATTCAGTGTCTATATTAAAAAACATTTTTTGACTCATAAAGTCGTCAGTACCGTACTTTAATTGAATACTATAAAAAGCCGCTGTAGTTCCTACTATAGGTTGTGAGCCTACAGCTACTCTACTACTATTAATAGCATTTAGGGTTGCTGGTGCTGAGGGTATTCTTATATGTTTTCCAGTAGATAAGTTAGGGACAGACAATTCAGTTAAGTCTAAGTCTGCTCCAGTAGAAGTATAAGTTTGTAATATTATCTTATCAAAGTTAGTAGGGCTATCCATTAAGAAATATAAGTAGCCTTCGTCAGTATATTGTAAGCTCAAATTATAACTACTGTTTTGACTTCCTTTAGGTTGGTTAGTTAACCAGCGTCTGTTAACAGTTCCTGGTATATAGTTTTGAAAATAATTATTATACTGCCAGTCATAGAAATTTACTAGCTCTCTTCTATAGTTAGGTAGACTAGCGTTAATAGTCAATAGTGTTTTTGAGGTGGCGGTGTCTCCGTCTGGTAATATAACTGTTTTAGGCATTTCAATATAAACTGTCCCACTCCCATAATGTAACCATCCAAATTCTAAAGTAAAATCCTTATAGCTATTATTATTAAAAAAAACAGATTCTATATTTGTGCCATTAATCTCTCCAAAATCACTAGTCAAATAACTTTCCATAATACCGGCTAAGTCAAATCTACCATAACCCGCTGTAGTAGGTGGGACTTTTAAACGACCTAATAAGGTAGCTCCGTCTTTAACGTCTATTAAGTAAGAAAATCCAGTAGACTCTCTAACTGCTGTAGTAGATTCAAATAAAACAACTTCTACTGGGTTGTAGACTGTTCTATAGTCTTGTGGGTAGTGTTTTATATTTAATGCCATTTATTCTAATATTTCTTTTAAACCTTTTGCTATTCTCTCTCCAGACACTATCCTTATGTCTGTTTTAAATCTGTTAAACGCTTCACCATAAAAAGTCTCTTGCATACAATTATCAAAAAAGAATCTAGGTCTAGTCCCTTTATGAGCTATTGACGTTCTTACAGCATATTCATTTAGTCCCTTACTTTTAGCCCACTGTCTAATATGACTAACACTAGGACCTCTTTTAAATTGATAAGGACTATTAGGAGCTTTAATCTCCCAGCCTTGACCTTTTAAATTACCGCTTTTTCTATTTCCTCCTATACCTCTCACACCTTTATTGACATAGTCGTAATAGTCAGCCATAAACAAAGTAGCTATCATTCTAAAACCAAACATCTTGACCGGCATTTTAATAGAATTTAATAACCCACCTTTATAAGTTAGCTTCTCTTTTTGTACTGACTGTTTTAAACAGAAAACCATATCCGCAGCTATATTGTTAAAGACCTCAGCTAGTGTATTAGGGTTGTCTATTTTAACCTCTTCTAGTTGACTCTCATCAAATCCAAATATGTCTAATTGGTCACTCATCTACGTTTCATTTTTTGCATTTGGTCTCTATGAATTTTCATTTCCATTTTTTGCTTATCACTATAATAGGCTACTATATTTAAAGCCTTAATAACATTCCATTCTAAAACAATATCCCATTTGTCTATCCTACTATTAGTTAAGTTGTCTAGTGTTCCCCACCAGCCCCATCTTTTATTAAAGCTATTTCTATCTCCGCTTCCCTCTTCAGTTTTTCCGCTTCCTCCATCAAACAGGTTTTTATAATTTCCGTTAAGCTCTCCCAGTGAGTATAAAAAAAAACACCGATAGGATAAGCTATAGTCATCGGCATATTATCAAAAAAGTTTTTCTGAGTATGCCTTAACAACTCACCATCTACCTTAATGTCTTTCCATCTAAAGAACTTCTTTTCTATTGGTCTACATATAGTAGTTAGTATTCTATGTAGGTTATTAAATATAACTTCCTGGTCATCTTTTGCGCTTTGTAATATTTCCATCATATTAATATACTCACCAAAAGCTAAGTTTTGTGCTTTAAGTTCAAACTTATACCACTGAGCACCTATCTTAAATCTTTTCTCTTTTAGTTCTTTAGGTAGGTCAGTCTCTAGGAATGACATTTTTTCTTTAATAGTTTTATATTGGTCTAAACTAATATTTTTAATTACTTCTTTTTTCTCACCAGTTAAAACAGCTAGTATGTTGACCACTCTTTCTATTGGTTTAAGTTCGGTGTTTAGTATAGGTCTTAAATTAATGTAGTTGCCTATTGTAACGTCTTCCCACTTTGTTGGTATTGTGATATTCATAATTGTATATATAACAAATTTTTTAATTATAACAAAAGTACCTAAAATTTATTTTACTTAAATAGTAATTAATTAAACACTAACTAAATAAAATAACTCAATAGGTCCATAAACACTATTTAGATTAGTTTTAAGACACTTAAATAGTTTTCTAGTATATTCATATAGATTAATGTATTTAAATAGCTTAGAGGTTCTTATTTTAATTATGCTAGTTTTTATGTTTAAATATAACGAAAAGATATATATCTTATCTTTTCTTATCTTATATAACCCCATTTGCTTAGCATTTGC